CATTGCCAGCTGAAGTGGATTATATTCGCGCCAACAGCTCCAACAATCTGCAACTGAATCAAAACCCGTTACGACCCAAGTCCAACACACTGAACCCAAAACTGGCATCGGTTCAAAGATTGGCCAATGCTCTGATCAAGCAAAAGACAGATTTTCCACCAGCGCTGGCCCAGCCAATCAAGAACAATCCAACCTATGTGCCAACCAAAATGGACATAACCATAACTCTGTTGCCGGTACAGAGTCGCGCACAGGTCAGTCGACAATTTAATTTACAGACCTTTGCCAAAGGAAATCAACTGCGAGGAGGGTTTTGGTAATGTCCGTTTACGATTCTACCAGTCCCTATTACACCACTGGTTACAGTCAGTTTTTTCTTGATACCATGACCAATCGACCTGTGCCGGCCTTGTCCAGCGATCAGTTGTGGACCATTAACCTGACCTATCAGTACAGACCTGACCTCCTGGCCTATGATTTATACAGCAACAGTCAACTGTGGTGGGTATTTTATCAGCGAAACCCCAACACCCTGACACGACCACCTTTGGATTTTGCTGTGGGCACACAGATTTATCTGCCAGATATGTCAACCCTACAAACAGCCTTGGGAATATAACATGGCCATCAATGAAAAAATCAGTGCCGGTGCTGTTGCAGCCAATGCTCAGGTGGCACGAGATCCGGGTGCAGTAACACAAAACCCCACAGTTACAGTTACCAGCACAGGTCAACGGTTGGCAGAAGCTGGCATCACAACAGGCGACACTGGAACCAATCCTCCAACTGTGCCATTGAGCCAGAGTCAAGCCACACCATCTCGGTCCAATAGATCAGCACCCAGACAAGCTGGTGTGGGTGCTCGCGGCGACGACGGTGTAACAGTCACTGGTAATACTACCAAAGACATGATCAATCAGACATTTTTGACCAGCACTGATACGCATATCACGCCTCGAAACAATGTGCTGGATGACTACGCCAGCTATACCTATCAGATCAGTTGGTATTTGTTGAGCGAACTACAGTTCAATGCTTTGGTTAACTCTCCACAGCGCAGTGAGGGCACGTGGAGTTTACTGATGCAAAGCGGCGGAATTTCGCAAACCAGTTCAGGAAAAAACAACATCAATCCAGTCAACAATACCCTTTTTCCCGGACGTAGTCAATTTTTTCCTGACGATTTTTATATTGACGATTTAGAAATACACAGTTTGTTTCCGTTTGGTGGTGCGCATCTGGCACACAGCGTTGCTTCTATTAAATTTAAAGTGATTGAACCCAATGGGCTGACCTTGATAGACAACTTGTACAAGGCCGTTAGCGATCTTTATGCAGGAACCACAGATTATGAACCTGCCACCAATCTTTACTATTCTCCAGGACAGGCCCCGGTGCCTATCAAAAATCAAGTGCTTGACTATACTCCAAACTATATACAAGCTCATTATTGTTTGACAATCAAATTTTACGGTTACGACATAGATGGCAACCTGCAAAGACCCATACGGAGCAAAAACAATTCCAATAATAAAATCAATGATGTTGATTCTGTTGTGTCAAAAATTTATCCATTTAACCTGAAAGATATCACATTTACCATGGCACCAGGAGCCAGCAGCAAGGGAATAGAGTATCATATTGAAGGTCTACCCACAGGACATGCAGCCGGGTTTGGGCAGGCTCGCGGTACCATTCCGTTTAATTTTGAATTGTCAGGCACCACAGTGGGAGATTTATTGATTGGTCAAACAGCCCGTTCTGGGCCGACTGTTGGGCAAGAAGGGCGTGTACCTCGGCCTACTCCGCCGGGCACCAACATCCCTGCAGAACCAGCGCCCTAAGGAAACACATAATGGCTGATATCACAAACAAAACACAAAATTTATCAAATACTTCGGTTGTTTTTAAAAAAACTGCGCCACAAGCCATAACAAGTGCGCCGAGGTTGCTAAACAATTATCTCAACAGCACCTTGCCTGGAGCTGGAAATAAAATTCTTACAGAATCTCAGACAAGATTTCCACAAGCAGCCAACCAATTTGCAACAACATTAAACAATAAAATACCAGGTGCAGGAAATGGAATAGGAGATCCAACGGTTGCTCCAGCCAAGGCCACAGCTGCTCCTTCTGGCAACACCGGATACATGTTTACTGGCCTGGCCGAAGCACTCAACACCTATCAAAACAATCTGGTCAAAGAAGGAACATACGCCATTGCTGACATTTACGAATTTGAATTTAAACCCAAAACCCTGGAAGATAAAAAAGTCAAAAATCCAGGCAGCAGCACCGATCGGTCAAAAACTGCAGGTAAACAGGCCACTACAGCACGACAAGCCTTGGATTCCAACACAGTTCCTGTCAACAACAACAGTCAAAATTGGAACATACAAGCAGGAACACAGATAGTGCAACTGATTGATCAGATCATGCGCAGTAGCGATTACATCAAGGAACAGGCCAATACTGTGGTCAACGCAGTTACTCAAGAAACTGAAGCCAGCAAAGGCACAGGAACTGGAACGTTTGTTTGGTACAACGTTAGTGTACAAGTCACCAGTCTGGGGCACGATTACAAACGTAATGATTTTGCTTATCGCATGAAATTTCTTATAACACCATATGCTGTGACCAAAATGGTCAGTGAATATTTTCCAGACAGCCAATATCGTGGCAGCCACAAAAGCTATAATTATTGGTTCACTGGAAAAAACTCGCAGATTATCAGTTTTGAACAAAAATATGATGCATCGTACCGAATAATTTTGAGCGGTCGGGGTCCAGAAATTCGACAAAATGTTGTAACGACCCAGTATCGAGATGGCTACAGCAAAACAGCTATGCCAACAACCAATCAAAAAACTGGCCAGCAAACAGGAACTTATACCAATGTGACTTCTGACAGTGCTGCAGATTTTTTATACAGCCCCACCGATTATGCTATAGCCAAGATCAGAATAGTAGGAGACCCGGCCTGGTTGCAACAAGGAACAATTGCCACAGGAGTAGATAATTTTAATTTTAGACCCTTCAATGCCGACGACGGCATCAACTATGACAGCCAAATGGTAAATTTTGACATCAACTGGAATCAACCACAAGACTACAATTTTGACACTGGCATAATGAACGTAAATGATACTCAAGGTCGACCAAGCATCAACAATACATACGTAGCTACAGAATGCCGTAGTTTTTTTAGTAGAGGAAAATTTGAACAAGAAATTGAAGGAAAACTATTGATTGAATCCAAACCCATTGAGGAAGTTACTGCAAGACCTGGGGCCAAACAAACAATTTTGCCAGAAAAAGGACCTAATACAGCCAATAAAACTGCATTGGCCGGTATAGTAGGGTCAAGCACTCAAGATAATGCTTTTGTTGGATATCGTAGTCTACGTAGTGCAGCAGTACGGCGAGCAGCAATATTGGATCCAAATGCGTATGATAGCACAAATATTATCAACCCATTGGATTCCAATGGATATGGCAACGGTTAATTAAAAGAACAACACATGGGTATACAAAATTATCAACGCAGTACTGGAACTCCTAAAACCTTTGATCAAAATCGAGGAGGAATCCCTGGGACTGGCGGTCCCTATATTGGCGTAGTAAAAAACAATCTTGATCCTACTCGTATGGGTCGCCTGCAGGTCTATATTGAAGCTTTTGGTGCCTATGATGAAAATGATGACTCTGCTTGGAAATGGGTCAGTTACGTTACTCCTTTTTATGGAGCTACACCCAAGGGCGGCAGTGCTGGAACAGGTACATTTTTAGACGGTAATCAACAAAGTTATGGCATGTGGTTTACCACTCCTGATGTTGGCACGCAGGTCATTTGTATTTTTGTCAATGACGACCCTGGCAATGGTTACTACATAGGGTGTATTCCCACAAATGGCATCACACACATGATACCAGCTATTGGCAGTGTGGCCAACGCCAATGCTGAAAAACAAAACGCCGCACAAGGCGAATATTTTAAAAATTCTGCCAGATTGCCAGTGACTGAAATAAACAACAGCCCAGAAAATCCCAAGACCAGCGAAAGCCCCACATTCTTCAATGAGAAAAAGCCAGTACACAGTTATGTGGCTGCTGTGATGTTTCAGCAAGGTCTGGACAACGACACAGTGCGCGGCCCTATTGCTTCCAGTGCTCAGCGTGAAAGTCCCAGCAACTGTTATGGAATCAGCACACCTGGGCGTGCAATCTATCAAGGCGGGCTGGGCGACACAGACGATCCTCAGGTATTAGACCAGCAGACCTTGCAGGGCATAAACGTGATTGGTCGACGCGGTGGACACAGCTTGGTCATGGACGACGGCGCCTTGGATGGGTCAGACAGTCTGGTTCGCATTAGAACCAGCAAAGGTCATCAGATAACCATGAGCGACGATGGCAACTGTTTTTATATTTGTCATGCCAATGGGCAGACCTGGGTGGAACTGGGGCAAGAAGGCACACTTGATGTGTACAGCACCAACAGCATAAACATGCGAACCGAGGGCACAATAAACCTGCATGCTGACTCGGACGTCAACATTTTTGCTGGAGGCCACATGAATCTCAAAAGTGTCAAAGGCACCAGCATACAAAGTGATGCTGATGCAGATCTGGCTTCAAAAGGCAAACTCAGCCTGTACGGCAAAAGCAGCATGGCCATCAAGAGTGGCGGGACTTTGGCAATCAAAAGCACTCTGGGCAGTTGGAGTGCCAGCGGCGCTCTAAGCCTGAGTGGTACTTTGCTGTTGCTCAACAGCGGCCCTGGACTGCCGGCCAGCACACCCAAAGGCATAACCAAATATCTACAGCCCAATGTGGAATTCAATTCCAGTGTTGGTTGGAAGGTAAGTGCCACTGGAACCGAAAGTTGCTGTACTCGTGCTCCAACGCATGAGCCGTACCCGTATCACAATCAAGGAGTCAACGTTGTGACCAGTATTGTGCAACCTGGACAACCAGATGCGCCGTTTGACGCACCTGATCTTTCTGCTGGAGTAACCATTACAAAAATATCATGAGCGTGTTCAACTATACTCTTCCTTCGGGCGCCACATTCAGATTGACGGCTCCTGCTGGCACTACACAACCACAGGCTGATCTGATATTTTATCAACAAGTGGCAGCTGGTGCCTTGGTGGGCTATAGTCCGGGACAAACTCTGACCAGCCGACAAGCGGCTGTAACCAAATTTGCGCTGACTCGGCAGGACCGAGGAACTGCTGGAGTAGATACGCAGGCCATCTTGGCCATAGTCAACAACATACCAACCTCGGTTGCAGTACCGTCCTTGATCAATACACCATTGACTCAACCAATTGGCCACAGTGATTTTGTTCGTGTCAATGCTGGAGAGCTGGCTCCGGCGGCCATTGGTCCACTGAGCAGTTCACAGGTGCAAGGAATTCTGGCACAAATTGCTAACCTGGTTGATCAGCCAGCTGATCAAATGAGCAACGACAAAGGAGTTGGACAATACGGATTGAGCTGTGTACAACTGGAACAGGCCGGCTATGTCAAGCCCGGAACCTGGCAACGATTTATTTTTGACCCAGCGCCCTTGACTGACGTACTCAGCGCACCCGGAATCTGGACTGGGCTCAAAGGTGTAAACTCGGCCGTGGATTTTTTGTCCAATCCCAGTTTACAAACTGGTGCACAAAACACTCTGTTGCAAAGTGGCTACAACGGTCTTGTGTCAAATGGCATTATCAATCCAGCCACTACATCGGCCATCACTGCTACATTGGGTCGGGTGTATACATCCAGTGGTTTACAAACATTAACAGACTTTGGTGCAAAAGCCAGTGACAGTATTGCTGGAGTTAGATCTCTGGTAAACAATTCAGTAAACAGTATTACCAGCATTGCATCGGACGCAGTCAATTCAGTAAACAGTATCACCAGCATTGCATCGGGCGCAGTCAATTCAGTAAACTCGGTTTTCAGCGTTGCGTCAAATTTAACCAACACTGCAATAGGTGATGTGGGCGCACTTGTGACCAATGCTGGACGTTTTGGTACTGCAGCCACAGCGGCCTGGAGTGAACTGTCGACTGGTTCAATTTCCACTGTTACAGATAAGCTAACCAATCTGGCATCAACCACGGTAAGCGACATAACCGACCAGGTGAACAATGTAGCATCTGGCGTTTTAAGTGACCTCAGCGGAAGTTTTAACGGTCTGATTGATGGTGTTGGTGGAAATTTAAGTGAGTTAACCAGCAGTCTTGATATCACCGGCAAAGCTGGACAGTTTGCAGCAGCATTTGGTGATCCATTAGCAAGTCTAAACAGTCTTGGCAGTTTAACTGGTAGCTTGAGTAGTTTAACTGGTAGCTTGGGTAGCCTGGGCAGTTTAACTGGTAGCTTGGGCAGTCTTGGTAGCTTGGCTGGTAGCCTGGGCAGTTTAACTGGTAGCTTGGGCAGTCTTGGTAGCTTGGCTGGTAGCCTGGGCAGTCTTGGCGGTTTGTTTGGCAGTCTTGGCGGTTTGGGTAGCTTGGGTGCAATAGGTGGACTATTTGGCGGAGGTGATGGACTAACATCAGCGACCCAGGTTGCAGCCGGATATAGCAACACTGTAAATCGTGCCACGGTTGATGTGGCCATGACCAAAATAATTGGCAGTAGCAAAGTACCACCTTTAATTTATGATTTTCCATCACCCAACAGCATATCTCTGAATGCCAGCAGTGATATCACAGCCGCTGCAAATATACTACAGAATTTAAAAAGCCAGGGCGTTAGTTTATTAAATCAAGGGCAGAACGCAATCAACACTGTAACTAATCTTGCTGGCTCTGCCAGCAGAGCAGGTGGAATTATTTCAAATGCCTTGGCTGGCATTGGCTGAAAGTAAATACAACATGACAACTTTTATTGGATTCAACACAATCAATCAAAACAAATATTTTACTCTAACTGATTTTGAACTGATCAAACGTGATTTGCTAAATGCGTTTAATATCAGACAAGGCCAGGTGGTGGGCTTGCCGTGGTATGGCACTACCTTGTGGGACAATTTGTTTGAAAATCAAACGCAGGATACCATTGATGCCATTTACAACGAAGTACAACGTGTTGCTGGTGGAGACCCCAGAATCTATATCAGCGCAATCGAAGTGTTTCCACAGGAAAATGGTCTGCTGATACAGTTGGAAATCACAGTGGTTCCCAGTACCACTGCACAGAGATTAAGCGTGTTCTTTGATCAAACTCAGCGGGTGGCCAGCTACATATAATCTACTCAGTTTATATTTTCCATAAATATAAAACATTGGAACTACTATGGCCACAACCACAAGACAAACTGTAATATTTGGCGTTGAAGATTGGAAAAGAATCTATCAAACCTACCGAGAAGCTGACTTTCAAAGCTATGACTTTGAAACCCTACGTAAAAGTTTTGTAGACTATTTGCGTTTGTATTATCCTGAAACATTCAATGACTACATTGAAAGTTCAGAATTTATTGCCTTGCTGGATGTGATAGCATTCATGGGACAGGCTCTGGCATTTCGTACAGACCTTAACACCAGAGAAAATTATCTTGACACTGCTGAACGCAGAGACAGTGTTATCAAATTGGCCAATTTGGTCAGTTACACACCGTTACGCAACACCGAAGCCAGCGGATATCTCAAGATATTTTCCATCAGTACCACAGAAAATGTTGTGGACTACAACGGCATCAATCTACAAAATATCACAGTAAACTGGGCCGATCCAACCAATCTTGACTGGCAAGAACAGTTTACTGTTATCATCAATGCGTCCTTGGTCAACACACAGCGATTTGGCCGACCTGGTGCCAGTCAGGACATTCTGGGAGTCAAAACTCAGGAATACACTGTTAATCTTGTGCCGGGATTTCTGCCGGTTATTCCTTACACAGCCACAGTTGACGGTGTCAACATGCCGTTTGAAGTGGTCAACGCCACTGCAACCGGGCAAGACTACATCTACGAACCACCGCCATTGCCCGACGGCAGATTCAACATACTGTTCCGCAACGACCAACTGGGATTTTCCAGTGCCAACACCGGTTATTTTTTCCTGTTCAAACAGGGCACACTGCAAAATCAAGATTTTAACCTGGCTGAACGCATAGCCAATCGTGCAGTCAACATCAACATTGATGGAGTCAACAACACCGACGTTTGGTTGTATCAGCTGGACAACGTTGGAAACATACAGAATTTTTGGAGACCAGTAACCAGTGTTTATGCTGCCGCTGTTCAACAGTTGGTTCCAGGTACACAAAATATCTACAGCATATCAAGCAGAGCCAATGATCAAATCACATTGAACTTTGGCGATGGCATATTCAGTACCATACCTGTGGGCACATTTAGAACCTACGTTAGAGCCAGCAACGGGTTGACTTATATTATCAATCCTCAGGAAATGCAAAATGTACAGATTCCCATCAGTTATGTCAGTCGTACTGGACAAATTGAAACACTGACCTTTACCTGCGGAATCACTCAGCCAGTGACCAATGCTCAGGCTCGCGAAACAATTCAAGAAATCAAACAACGTGCGCCGGCTCAGTACTACACACAGAATCGCATGGTCAACGGCGAGGACTATTCAAATTTTCCATTCACACAATACAACAGCATACTAAAAAGTACAGCAGTGAATCGTGCCAGCATTGGAACCAGTCGATATCTTGACCTGGTTGACGGTACTGGAAAATATTCCAGCACCAATATTTTTGCCAGCGATGGCGCCTTGTATGAAAGCAATCTAACACCAGCATTCTTGTTCAGCTGGCTCAGTATCAACGATATCAGTGATGTGGTATACAATCAGATCAACCCTTTACTGATCAAGACTGGCACACAGCAGTTTTACTATGCTAATTTTCCAAGACCCAACCTGTCAGCACTGCAATATACCTGGCATCTCAGCACAGTCATAACCAACGAAGCCACGGGTTATTTTCAAAACAGCAATGGTGATGCTGTTCCCATTGGAGCATATGCCAGCAACAATGCCAAGTACATGGTGGTGGGCAGTTTAATAAAATTTGTGCCACCCAACGGATATTATTTTGATGCTGACAACAATTTACAGGCAGGATCAGCCACACAGCCCAGCGAAAAAATGGAACTGTGGGCCAGCCCCACAGCCGTTTACTTGTCGGGAACGTCTCAAGGTCTGGGCAATTTGCCCAGCGGTGTAGGACCGGTGGTTCTAAATACCCGTGTGCCAACCGGCGCAATACCAGTTGAAGTTATTCCGTTGTTTGTGACAGATTTGCCCACAGATCTAAAACAAAGCATAGTGAATCAAATTTATCTCAATCAAAATTTTGGACTTGGCTACAACAACCTTACAGCGTCCTGGTACTTGATTATCGCCAGTAACTTGAACACAAATGCGCCGTTCAGTTTGACCAATGCTGGTAGTACCAACAGCACCAACAGTGACGCCAGCTGGTTGATACGGTGTACCACAAACGGGGCCAGCTACACTGTGGTATCAAGATCTCTGGACTACTTTTTTGGTAGTGTGGCAGAAACAAGATTTTTCTTCTACACCAGCGATCCAATCTACGACAGCCGAACCGGAACAGTGGTCAGAGACTTTGTGAATGTGCTCAAAATCAATACTGAACCTGATACCAATTATCCTTTGCCCAATGACGCAATATTGCCTATTATTGCTCAGCCGGTCTTGACCGACGGACTCACAGATGACTTCCAGGTTGAAGTCAGCTTTGACACCAGACCCGGTAGTACAGTGCCAGTCAATCCAGACTTTTTTGATGATCTGGTGGCACCCGGTGTAACACCCAATCACAAATTGGTATTCTTTCAACAGACTGTGGATTTTGACAACCTACAAAGATACCTGCTGGTAGACAACAATGTAGTCAACACCGAGTACGCCACCCAGGCCAATATATTGCTGGTGCTGGATCAGTACAACATAGGACAGGTGTTTTATGCCTACAACCAGTATCCTGCACAATCCATTACCAATCAGGTGTTTTATACCTTGACCGTCAACAGTGCTGGCAATAGAACTTTGACAGTCAACGCCAGTTATGTGGCTCGCATTGGCCGTCAGGATTTGTATTTTCAGTATAGACACAACAGTCCATTGACCAATCGTATTGATCCTGGCAGTACCAATATTATAGATCTTTACATAGTGACCAACGAATATTACACTGCCTACCAAAACTGGTTGCAGGATGTGACTGGCACAGTTTCAGAGCCTTCGCCGCCTACTATTGACGAACTAAACACAGCCTATGCTGGGCTCAATACCTATAAAATGATTTCAGACAATTTGATTTTAAACTCAGTGGACTTTCAGCCCTTGTTTGGACGCAAGGCCGATTCAGCTTTGCGAGCCACCATCAAGGTCATACAAAACACACAAAGCACTGCCAGCAACAGCGAAATTAGAAATCTTGTGGTAGCTACCATGGAAACTTATTTTAATCTGGCTGCTTGGAATTTTGGCGACACATTTTATTTTTCAGAGCTGGCAGCCTACATACATCAACAGATTGGTGATGTTGTCAGCAGTGTGGTCCTGGTACCCTTGGACCCACAAAAGAGTTTTGGTGATTTATATGAAATA